GGAACCATGTACAGATTTTACGCAGAATTGCTGCTGCGTTGAATATAATTGGTGTCGTTACAATCCTAGCAATAATCAGTTGTCCCAAAATACTGTAAAAAGAGGAATATGTACAGTATCTGGAAAACCTCCAGTAAGTTGTAGCACATTCAACGTGTGTAATAATACCGAGGGATCAAATAAATTAAGAGCAACTGATATCTACAATTTAGCAGTTTGTTGTTATAGACAGAGACAACAACAAAGTGGAGGATGTTCTCAGTCACTGTATCCATGTACATGTCTAGATTGTGCCGATGTGATATCAAAACTACCAGGAGGTCAAGATCAATTTAATCAACTTTGTGCAAACATAGACGATAATGTATTCAATTCATACTTAAGAACTCATACTTGTTATCCATTAAGTGATGTTACTTTTAATTCATGCTGTCCATGCGATCAACAATCATTGTGTCAATTAAATTCATGTGCCGTTGAAGGCACAGGAACAGACGCAGCAGACAATAATCCAGATAATTGCGTATCTTCTGGAGAACAACCACCTGGATATGGATCTGGTGGTGGTGGATTTGTAATTGATTATGGTTCATGTATAACAAATTCTCAAGGAGAATCTGTATGTTCAATAGAACAATACGATCCATGTAAGGAATCTTGTGTTGGATTTAGTGATCCTTGTATATGGAATGAGTGTCAACAACTTGGCATACCCGCAGAAATATGCCCATCGTTTAAAGTCATAGGTTGCGGAATTTCTAACTTCTTACCAGACGAATCCACGAATCAAACATTGCTTAACGTTAAAATTGTCCTAAATAATGAGGAAGTGTGTATTCCTATTCTCTGTGATACTGGTTGCGATGAATACGAACTTTGCGAAGAGTCATAAATGTCATCAATTCAATTCAGATCAAGAATTAAACCAGCAATCAACTATACACCAAAGTTAAATGATTTTGGTGTATGTTGTAGTGATGACGGAACATATAGCAATAAAGTATTCATAGAATGCTTCAATGAAGGTGGTCATTTTCTTCCAATAGATCCAAATACAATTCCAGATAATGCCACTCCTTGCCCTATCATAGATTCCGAATTGGGATGCTGTTGTTCATGTGCGTATGTTACTCCAGGAGAATTATCTTCTGTTCCCAATTATAATGACACTGGTAATCCAAATTATCCATACTTGGCATCTGGAGTGAGATCAAATGTTTCTCGTTGCGAGTGTGAAAGAAAAGGTGGCAAATGGACTGCTGGTGCTTGTCCAGATTTGACATCTGACAATTGGCAAAATCTGTGTCTAAGAACTATAGAAGGAACAAATGTAGACGTTCGTACTCCAAGAAGATGCTGCCATCTAGGATATGATTCCGATACTGGTTGGCCAGTTGGGTTAACTTGCTCTGATGTGTGTACCGCATACGATTGTTCATTGTTAAGCACTGACGCATACCCTTCAATTTTTGGTGGTGTGGGCGAAAAATGTACACCTATTTCATGTGCTCAACCTTTGACAATGTCCATTCTGGCAACAAAAACAGAACTCTACGAAGGATTTGATATTGGTTCTTGCTATACACTTGAAGATAACGATGGAGTTCTTGAGTATGAGTGCGCGCTTTCTCCAAAGGCACTTTGCGATGGATATTGGGTAAAGGAACTTGATCAGGAAAATCCATATTGTACTTCTACTCACCAACCATCAGATCCAGTTTCATTGAACGGAGCATATGATGTTCAACGAATGTCACTTGCCAGTTTCAATGCTCTTGGAGTCACAACAGGTGACGAATTCCAAGGTGGTATATACATTGGAATATTCAAACCATCACCTCTCAATTCTCGTAGCAGTGACGTATATGGAAATTTAAATTTCGGTGAACCAAAACTTGGAAGATTTACTGCCGATTCCATCGGTGGAACAGACAAGCAATGGGCATTGATCGTGGATGAAACTGCTTATTCCGTTCCTTTCTTGTTGGAAAAGGAAACAGACGATTATTTCAACACCTCCCTCTGGGATGGTTACTACAATACCTATGGAAATAATACTACATTCCTCGGTATACAGACAGCACTTACAAATACTGTCAGATATAGAAATAGAAAAGGATTTATAGATTATTATCTTCCATCCATATATGAACTTTACTTCTACTCTGCGTACCTCTATAATAAAGGAGTAACGACTAGAGGGAATTTAATTTCATCTTCTGTATATAACAGCAAATATATCAACCCATCGACTTCTAAATCCAAGATATATAATAGTGGACATGTCTATGGTCAGTTGATCAATTCAGAATATGCCGTCAACTACAAGACAGCACTCTTCAATAAGAGAAATAAAGAAACAGTTTACTTCTTCCGTCGTATTGTTTTAACATAAGGATTTTGCTATGGGATGTGGATGTAATAAAAACAAGAATAAAAATAATGAACAACCAAAGAACGAAAATCAATCAGTAGAGTTTCGTAAGGCAGAACCAATCAAGAAAGAAGGCGCGATCAAGGAAAAGATGACCATGATGCAAAGTTTTGCATCTGCCATTTCTTCGCGTGGTTTTAATAATGAAAAGGTCACAAAACCAATCAAACAACTTCGCGTTCTTTCTTGTTTCGGAAATCAAGACAAGGGTGGAGTTCTTCCTCCATGCGAACATCTGAAACAATCTTCAACCCCAGGTAAATTCTTTTGTGGGGGTTGTGGATGTGGCGACCGTAAAGGAACCTGGTTGCTCGCAGATGGTGAAGAATATAGCAAGTTGGATTACCCTCGTCTGGCATGTCCGTTGAAGATGCCAGGGTTTACCAACTACGAAAAGTCCAAACCAGACGAAGCAGAACCACCAATTACTCGTAGATATTATATTGAACAAATGCCGTATAAGGAAATGGAGAAGATCAAAGTGACAACGCACGAACCTCCAATTCAACCAGAGAAACCAGCAGAAAATACGGATTCCAAATAATATAAAAAACTCTCCTTATAAATAAAGTAAGGAGAGTTTTTATATGGCAACACCAGACTCAAGAAGATCACTCATAGAACTTTGTCTTCGCAACCTGGGACATCCTGTGGTTCAAGTCAATGTTGATTATGAGCAATGTGAAGATCGTCTTGATGAAGCACTTCAATATTTTGCCGAAAGACATTTTGACGGTGTTCAGAAGGTATATTTCAAGTATCTGTTGACTCAGACTGATATTGATCGTGGATATATTGATATAAATGATATTGATCCACCAACTGGAGATCTTAACGATTCCCCATCTGGTAAGGATATATTGTCGGTTGTCAAAGTATTCAGATTCGGTACGTTGACTGGTGTCAATATGTTTGATGTTCGCTACCAGTTGGCACTCACCGATTATTTCGGAATCAACAGAGGTCTTAACGGAAGTCAAAGCACACCCGTTGCTGGTTATGAAGTAACCATGCAGTATATCAGTCTTCTTGAGCAATTCTTCAGTCCAGAGAAGTCGGTTCGTTTTAGCAAAGTAACTGACAGAATCTACGTTGACGCATTGGATCAAGATATTCCAGCAGGATATTATCTAGTAATTGAAGCATACGCAATGCTTGATCCAGATGTATATACCAAGATCTACAATGACCGTCTATTGAAGAAGTATCTCACTGCTCTCATCAAGAGACAATGGGGAGCAAACATGCTCAAGTATGACGGAGTTCAACTTCCAGGTGGTATCACATTCAAGGGTCAACAGATCTACGATCAGGCAGTACAAGAAATACAACTGGTAGAGCAGGAACTTTCAATGGCATACGAGTTGCCAATTGATTTCATGATAGGATAACAAATGGCAGTAAACCCATATTTCAAAGATTATAAAGGTGAACAAGATCTATTGAATGATCTCACCATAGAAACAATCAAGACTATGGGTCGTGATATGATCTATATTCCCAGAGAATACCTGAACAGGGATATTATCTTTGGTGAGGATCCAATTTCAGAATTCAAGTACGCATATACGATTGAAATGTATATTGAGAACATACTTGAGTTCGGTGGTCAGATGAATATCGTAAATAAGTTCGGTATCAACATTACCGACAGAGTTACACTTAAGGTTTCAAAGACAAGATTTGAAGAAGAAGTATCAAGAAAGCAACCAGCAATTCGAACTCCAAGAGAAGGCGATTTGCTTTACTTTCCATTGAATAAGAACATGTTTGAGATAAACTATGTTGAAGATAAGATTCCATTCTTCCAGTTTGGAACACTCAACACATATACACTAACATGCGAACTCTTCACATATTCGTTTGAAGATATTGAAACTGGAGTCAGTGACATTGACGAAATTCAGACCAAGAGAAAATACAACATGATTTCTCTTTCTCTTTCTGGTGCTCCTATCACTGGATTGAATATTCTCAAAAGAGGAGATACCGTATTCCAGGTTTCTGGAGTCACGGGTGCTGGTGCAATATACGGAGATTCCACTGCCGAAGGTGTCATTGTTGAATATACTGGAAACACCACATATATCAAGGGAGTCTCTGGAACCTTTGTTACTGGTCCATCTGGAACAGAATCCATCAAGTCTGTCGAGAGTGGAGCAGAATACTACCTTCTCGACTACCAAGAAACAAATATCAATCTCTCAATTGATCCAATATCTGGTGTCAGCGAAATTGAGAATGATTACTACGCGGAGAAGGCAGACAGTGAACTTAATTTTAGCGCAGATAATCCATTCTCGGAGGCATGTGACTAATGTTTAACGTAAATAAATCATTTTACAATCAGTCCATACGAAAAATTGTCATTGCCTTCGGATCTCTTTTTGATTCTGTATATGTCACTCGTTATGAAGCAGATGGAAGCGAAAAGGAAAAGATTCGTGTACCATTGGCATATGGCAGTAAGGAAAAATTCGCACTCAGACTGACTCAAGAGAACAGTCTTTCAAAGAATTCAAGAGTTCAAATCGTGCTTCCAAAGATGGGATTTGAGATCACCACAATGATGTACGATCCCACAAGAAAAATTAATCGTCTTGTTGAAAGATCACAGGTCGTAGACGGTGTATACAAATCGGCACATTCCGAAGCACCATATAATATTAATTTTTCTCTATTCGCCTTTACGCGCAATATGGACGATATGCTTCAGATCATTGAGCAGATCGTACCTTACTTTACACCAGAGTACACGGTCACGATGAAAATGAATGATCTTCATCAATCAGTGGATGTACCTTTCATTCTGAACAATGTCAACTTGGCAGAGAATTACGAAGGAACATTTGACAATCGTAGAACTCTAATTTCTACTTTTGACTTTACTGCCAAGACATTTATATACCCACAAATTTGCGGATCTTCTGGTGGCATTATTGAAAGATCCGATGTTAATTTCTATGGATACGGGACTACGGGTTCTGTTGAATATGGTTATTATGTAGACGATGTTGGATATACTGGAGATGTTATAACTGGTGATATTACCGAAGTCTTAGGAGATTGGCCCCCATCATGAAAAATTCCGATGAAAAACTTTCCGAAATTCTTGATATTGAAGTTTCAAAAAAAGAACCAATTGAAATTGTCAAAGCAGAAGATACTGTCAAGAAAGTAAAGATCAAGAGAAGAGATCAAGTTCGTCAGGACTTTGATTCTGCTCGTAAGAATATGAAAGATCTGATATCAAGTGGATTTGAAGCACTTGATGGGATCATGCGTGTTGCCGAAGCAGGAGACTCTCCCCGTGCTTACGAAGTTGCATCCATACTCATCAAGACCGTGAGTGAACTTAATACGGATCTGATGAATATGCACAAGACTACTGCTGACGCACTAGGAACTAATAAGGTCGTCCAGAAGACCACAAATAATTCTATTTTTGTCGGATCTACAAAAGATCTACAAAATATTATCAATCAGTCAAGAAGTCAAACTAAAGTTATAGACCATGAGGATTCAGAGTGACAGCAAAAAAAGATGGATATCTTGGTAATCCCAATTTAAAACCAGTAGGCATACAGCAACAATTTACTCCCGAACAAGTACAGGAGTATATTAAGTGTGCCAATGATCCTGTCTACTTTGTTGAAAAGTATGTACGCATCGTTGCTGTAGATAAAGGTCTTGTTCCTTTTGAGATGTATGACTTTCAGAAGGAACTCATAGAGATACTACATGATAATCGCTTCGTTATTGGTAAACTTCCACGTCAGGTAGGAAAGACTACAACCGTAGGTGCTTATCTACTTCACTATGTTCTTTTCAATCAAAATATGAACGTTGGTATTTTGGCAAACAAACAATCTACCGCAATTGAAATTCTAGGAAGATTGAAGATGGCATATGAATATCTGCCAAAATGGTTACAACAAGGAATAATTGAATGGAATAAGGGATCAATCATACTAGAGAATGGATCCCGCGTTTTGGCAGCAGCAACATCATCTTCTGCGATTCGTGGATTCTCCTTCAACTGTATTCTTCTTGACGAGTTTGCTCACATTCCAACACAGATTGCCGAAGAGTTCTTCACCTCTGTATATCCAACCATTACCTCGGGTCAATCTACCAAGATGTTTATCATTTCAACTCCAAACGGGTTGAATATGTTTTACTATTACT